AAGCACTACCTCGACCCGGAGGACAGTAAAACTTATCTCTGCAAGCGTTTGAATGAGACCGGCACCATCGTGCTGTATTACCTGCCGCACGAGCTTGTAGGCCAGTATTTTGAGGAGGCATAACCCATGGAAATTGCACTGGCCCTCCTCGGCTCCGGCGCATTGGCTACCGTCATTAGCTGGCTGCTGCATCGTATTGACCGCAAGCAGGACAAGCAGGATCAGATTATCTCCGGTATGACAGCCGTGGACAATAAGCTGCAACAGCATATTGATTCTGACGAACGCTACCGGACAGATATGTGCCGCATCCGCATCCTGCGCTTTTCGGACGAGCTGCGCCGTGGGGTGAACCACAGCGAAGAATCCTTCAACAATGTGCTGGAGGATATCGACAACTACACAGAGTACTGTGTGGAGCACGAAGATGTCTACATCAATTCCAAAGCGGATGCAGCGATCCGCAACATTAAGAGCGTCCACGACCGCTGTATTTGTGGCGAACTCAAATTCCTTTAAGGAGGACATAAAATGAACGAATTTGTAACTTGGACGAGCCTTGGTACTTATGCCGGCGCCGTGATGATGGTGACGATCATCGTGCAGTTCCTGAAGGGTACTCCGCTGGTCAAGGTGAATGCCCAGCTGCTGGCGTACCTTGTGGCGGTGGCGATCCTCATCGGCGCCGAAGCAGTCAACGGATCCGCTCTCACTTGGCAGGGTGCGGCGCTATGCGTACTTAATGCTTTCATCGTAGCTTTGGCTGCCGGCGGCGTGTATGATGCAGCGACGACCGGTAAGGTCAGCGCCAGTGATGCAGCGGTGCTGACCGAAGAGGGAAGGGGGGAAGCCTGATGGCTTTCCTTACTCCCGATAATGTACGATATGAGAACGGTGTGAAGATCTGCGAGAAGATCATCCCGGATAGTGCGGTGTGGAATAAGAACTACACTGAGGGCGGCTATACCTATCTCAGGGGCACTCAGTACAAGGCAAACCGCGCTT